TTCCAAGGTGACTTTCTCACCGGCCTCCCATGCGTTAATCATCATCGAAAGGATTTTCTCGTAGGCAATGACAGACTTTTCTACAAAGTCGTCTTTCTGAATCATGCCCGGCAACAAGCAGCCTTCCGTATCGGCCTCCTTGTTACCGGGATGGATTCTGACTCCCTCGAAGCCAGGCACGTCCAGAATGTGCGGCATGTTCTTCTGGTACTTCGGTGAGAAATCCATCACGATGTTGTAGAAGCCTCTCGGGATCGCTGTTTTCCCGTAGACCTTCTCGCCGCCATCCTCAAGTTTACGGTCCTTGTCTTCAAGGAAGAAGCAGACAAAATCATCGTTGACGGTTACGTCACTGATCGTTGTGTGATCGGTAAAAACGTTACGGTGTGCTTTGATATGCATCATTACACCTCTCGTTGTTCATCTCTGAAACTCAGTACGACGTTACAGACAAACCAAATGGCTAGCAGCAGGAGAATGATCGCCCTGAGTATCATCTGTTAAAAACAGGCATCATTTGGCTTCGGCTTGATGCCGTAGATCATGTAGTTCTTCAGCTGGCGCACGTCACAGGCAAGATGCGTGATGATAGACTCATGCTTCTGAGCGAGACTGAGTGCATCGCTCGCGGTGGCGCTGAGGCTGAAGTAGCCTGCCGATGCAGTGGCGACGGTGACGATTACAGTCCATAGGACGATGTATAAAGTCCGGTGGCTGAATACGATCATCTTATCAGCGGTTTCTTTCAGGTCTACGTCGTTAGCTCGCCTTGCTGACATGTGCGCTCCTTTTTCTAATTGGTCAGGCAGAACTTGATGATGGCCTGTAGCCATGAAACGTGTTCCGGTTCTGGGGTTGCCATGTTTTTATATCTCAGGTGACGAACGGTAGTCTCTGTCCGATGAACGGTACAGACAAGTGATGTGATCTTGTGTAGTCTTTGTGTGTCGGCAGCGTCCTTCCTTCTAGCATTGCAAGAGACTGGAAAAGCCTTCATCCCATGGGAGGAATATCATAGGGTCCATGGGGACACTTAATTCAACAAGGAGAAGACAATGAAAAACCAACGTGGAGAAGTTACATTTCTGTTTCTTGTGGTGGCGATAGTTTGGAGCATAGCTGTTATAGACAGCGTCAAAAAAGGCGCTACCTGTGACGACAAATGCCGTATCGCTGCCGTAATAACGACTGCAACCAAGTGAACAGACTATTCGTACAGGATATTAAACTTTCCAGCATCGAAAGTATCTGTACCGTTAACTGTGGTCAAACGCAAAGTGGTTAATACACCGGAAAGAGATTTTGATCCAGCGCCGGAAAGTGTGATATTAGTGTCCGACCTTGCAAAATCAGCCCCGCAAACCCATGTATTTGTAGCAGCGTCTATAAGTACCATAACAAGAATTGCTTCTATTGTCCCAGCCGCAGCAGAACCAACAGTAGATAAAAATCCATTTGACAAAGAACCGCCCATTGATCCTTGGTATCCAGAAGTTTCAATTCCTCCTGAATCACCAATTTGAATCATTAATTGACTTGTACCATTCGTTGATATGCCATTTAATGTAGCGGTGACTCTTTTAACCCAGGAAGGTATCGCAGTAAAGTCATGGGAAGTTCCAGAGGTTGTTGCTATTACAATTCCAGACGTTAATGCTCCAGGAAGATCAATTCCGTAGTTTCCTACGTAGATTTCCGTATCTTCGTTGTCCCATTCACCAGCTACAGCACCGGTAGCTATCTTGATCCTTCCGATATACCGGATAGCAATGTTCGATCTTGCGGTGGTCGAGTAGAGAATAGAGCCGGAATCTGCCGTGGCGCTGATAGCGGTGGTGCTTTGTACCGTGGCTTCGTCCCAGGTATTAATTCCAGAGACAGCGGCCTCAACTGTGCCGGCATTATCCAGAGCGTAGATATACACATATCCGGTTGCGGCGGCGGCGAATCCGAGTGTCGCGCCACTGGGAGCGACTACAGAGGTAGCGGCTGTAATGCTTCTGATTACATAGTCGCCAGTTGTCAGCGTGGCGTTTCGGAAGGCGATTTGTACAGGATCTGTGGCGCTGGCGTTGGCAAGCGCCTTTGTCTTGATCGCTATGGTTAATGCTTTTGAAGCGACGGAAGAGGTAAGACCGATATTCTGTATGTAGTTCGGTCCAATACCAGCAGAGAACGAATTAATTCCAGTGGATGTGTTTTCCAGAGAAACAGTTCCGCCGGCATCAGGGAATGTGACAGTCCTCGCCGTTGTGGCGTCCGTGAATGCAAGCGTTGTGGCAACCGCTGCGGTGGCAGACTGAACATTAATGCTTGTGCCTAGATAAGCAATTCGCCACCTGGCGGAAGAACCACCCAAGTCGTAGGATCGCGTGGCGTTAGGGTTAAACGTCGCGGTCGGCTTTGATTCATTGTTCTTTGTCAGGCAAGCGCCGATTCCAGTTGCCGTGTTGTCGTCTTCTGCGTCCATTCTGGTGGCGAGAATATCGATATTGGCGGCATCGTCATTCTGCCAGTTGTGAACACGTGAAAAATTACCTGAACCATCCCAAGCCATTATATTAATCCTCCAATTTGGAAAACGTAGTCACTGGAATGCCACTCTACGGCCGTGGTCCCGGTGGAAATTTTTACTCGTTGCGCGAAGTACCGTCCGAAGGCGTTGTCTGACTTCCAGTCGTTGTACACAACGTCATCCTGTGACCAAGGAGAACCCCAAGGAGAACCCCATGGGGTTGCAGTCGGAGCGTCCACCGTCTCGGTGTAGGTCGTATTGGGCGTTGCGAAGTCGATGCCGACAGATGTTGAAACTGTAAGCGAGTCTAGGCCAATGGTCATCAGGTTACGGTAAGCCGTAAGCTGCTTATTATTCGCCGTTCCGAACATGGTCCACGCCGGCAGGGCGTCGGCATTGATCGCCGTATTGTTGTCCGTGGTCCCGGTGTCTGCCTTGTAAATGATACCGCCAGCGGCACCGAAATACAGTTCGTTGTTGTACAGACCCCAGCAGATAGCCGGTATCCCTGTGTATTTGCACCAAGCCCCTGTGACGGTGTTCAGAACGTGCTGGTCGTATTCTCCGCCTGATCTGGGGATATTAAATATGGCCTTGCTGGATGACGGATGAGTAATGGCCTGCCATCCGTAATTCGCACCATACGACCTCACGTCTGACTGTAACGCTCCAACGGCTTTAGTTCTTTTTCTGGTCTCTCTCTTACCGATCTCTTGGGAAAGGAACATGTAGTCTTCACGGGTAATCACTACCAAGTCACCGCCTATCTTCGCTATGCCCCTTACTGAAAGGGGCGCGGCTATGTCATAAATTCCGACTAACGACCAGTCAGCAGCTGTACCAGGATCTCCGCCTTGATAAACAATCGCTTCTCCCGATGACATGATGAACACGGCAAAATCATCTGGCCCTGATCCGGAGTCATGGGTAATGGTTCCCATCGCTACCAGTATTCCGCCTTTCTTGCTGATTCTGGTTAGCGGGAACTGTGTGAAAGCCCCACCGATAGCGTTCGTGGCGCCGTACCAGTATGAACTTGAACTGTTCTCCCATGTGTATACGCGGGATTTGTGGGCGTGAATACCGACGAGCTGTGCAACGGTCGGGCCGCTGATCGTGCTGGCGGCGATAGTGGCGTTACCGTCAAACGTAACGGGAGTATCGGCGCCGTTTACCATTATAAGATAGGCGTTGAAATTCACCCATTGCCAGCGGTTATTGGTATAGCCACTAGAAAGAGATGAGGCAGCGCCAGCTGCGGATGCATTCCAGATGTTCCCGTTAGCGCAGGCGATCAGTTTGCGGTAACTGCCGGAATTGTATTCCGCCAGAGTCTCCACGACGCCACCCATCCCGGTGGCGTGTGAAGCATGGCCTTTCCGAAGCTGTACGCTGGTTTCCTTCGGTTCCCAGTTTGTCAGGATTACAGCGTCCTCTTTCGGCATTTCCGCAAGGGAATCGCGCGTATTCCATCCACCGATCGGGGAAGGGAGCGTTCTTACTTTAGACCTAACTGCCATATCCGGTTTCCGGTACATTCGGGAATGTCAAAGCGAGACTACGAAGATTTGTCCCGTTCATGCTCAGAGTCCGTGAACCGCCGTCCGCTGATTTTATTTTCAAAAGTGACGATTGGTATTCGTTGCGTTCGTCAACAAAGTCCAAGCCTTTCGCTCTGCGAAACCGCCAGATAACACCGAGCGTCATTAATTCTTCATCAATTCTCGCTACGTCAGTGTCCAGTGTGAACCGAGCCTTGGCGGTTCCGCCTGATGTCTCGGCCCAGTACCTTGAAAGGTACTCAAATGCGATTGTCTTGCCATTGTCGGCAGCGGAAATCGTGGCCTCGAATTCCATCTGACCGGAACGGATTCTGGCCCGGCGGGTAAGCCCGGAGATAGAAGTCCACGCCTTGAGGAATTGCCAGTCCTGGCTGGAAAGAGGATTGAGGACAATACGACTGTCGTCCCTGTCGAATGTGGTCATGGGGATTATCCAGCGATAATCATCCGGTAACACATAATCCTGATCGGCGGTCGCCAGAACGAAGGTGTGCTCAGAGACAAGCTCTGACCAATCCTTCTGGATGCTAAGGAAGTTTCCCTCCCGGATTGACAGCGAAAGAAGCTGAACGGCGGTTTTATCCGTACTACCCACGACAGAGGTCGGAGACGGAAACCCGCAAGCGGTCGCCGCGTCCTGACAAATCGTCAATAAACTCATTGGAGCACCTTTCTGGGTCTACCGGGACCGCGCTTCGGCGCTGGAATGACGTCTGCGGAACGGTTCATCAATGCAATGTCCACGGGTTCATCTGTTTCTGTCTTTTCCGGTTGCTCTTCCGGTTCCGGGAAAATCTTGATGGCTTCGAGATAGGCAACGGCTCTTTGCTTCAGCATCCTGGCGCCCCTGAATTTGTCCATGGTCGCATCGGTTAAAGCCGCCATGTCCTCGACCGTATGGATACCGAGCTGCTTGAGTTCAAGCTCCATGCTTGGCCCGATGCCGGGGATAGCGGAAAGCGGAGTGCCTAGAACAAGTTCTTTCTCCTTGTTGTTCCAGATTGTCCAAGCCTTTGGGAAATCCGTCTTGTCTTGTTCGTTCGACTTGCGGTCACGAATCTGATTCTTCTGGCCCTTGATCTGGATTTGGATGTAAAGCTCGTCTTTGTGGACAGGTCTACCCTGCTTATGGCTTTCCTCTGGCTGTAAAACCGGGTGCAGATGGA